TAGTCAATAAACGATTGGAAGTCCTTCAAGTACCATTCTCGGAATGTTTCATATGGATTGTCATCTTTGGACTGCCCTAACTCTACATGTGCTATATGGTCAAGTCTGTAACTCTCACGATTGGTATATGTGAACTTCCTATACAAGTCATAATAATCTAGATGTGATATACCTTGAATATCATAAACCTGTTGGTGTTTACCCATCTTGTAAACTTCTCTACTTGAGACAGTACCCCAAGGCGAAAGTCTATTCACTTCCTTTTCCTCATATAAATTTTTAATACGATTACAAATATATGGTATATCAAAAAATTCTGTATTCCAACCTGTAACAACATCTGGTTGATTCTTTTCCCAAAAAGTTAAGAACTCTTGTATTAACATTTTCTCATCATCACATTTTACATAAGTGACATCATCTCTTGAATTTTTGTAATCACCTATACCCCAAACTAATATTTGTTTGTTCTGGTGATTCTTAATTGTAATTGATAGAAGTGGTTCAATTGCTTGTTCTGGATTTGGAAACCCATTCTCACATGCAACTTCTATATCCATAGTTACAACAAGAATTTTATCAATATCCCATTTTACATGATTGGGATATTCATCTGCAATGTAATTATATTGAAATGTATTATTACCAAAGATTAAATGTGGCTGGTCTTCATAAGACTTTAACCATTCTTTTGCTTCTTTGATTGTATCGTGTTTTACAGGTGTGACAAATTGCCCATCAAGGGTTTTGTATTTGGTTTCTTTCATTACTTTACAAAAGAGAGTGGGTGAATACTTAATCTTGCGATTAACTCTTTCTCCATTCACATATTCTCTAACAAGTAAGGTATTGCCCCAAGGCGTCACGTTAGTATAAAATTGCATAATATAGTATTCTCAGTAGTATAGGTGATTATAACATGCTCAAACAGGTTTTGTCAATGTTTATTATGTTAATAAATCTGGTTGGTGTCCATAATGTTTATTCAATGTTCCTAGTTTATCTTCGGCATCGGCAAGTTTCACCACTTCTGAATCAACTGCTTGAACTATGTCTGGATGTTCTCCAATACCAGCAGGATTTGTTTGATAAACATTTATGTTCGCTTTCGCAGAAGCAATTTCGGCTTCATACTTTTTTCTTAGTGCATCTATTATCATTTTATTTTCCTATTTTTTTTCTTCAATTTCCGACTTTGTAGTCACCATATATTTTCTTCTAGGACTTACAACCACATTAAATAGATTCATGGTCTGTCTATTTAATAAAACTTCTGTCCCCATTCTTTCTCTATTATCAAGACCAAACTCGACACCCTTATAAAGTGTTCCAGTAAATTCCATATCAAATTTTACTATGTATCTTTTATCTTCTCCACCACCTGTTACTGATACATATGTTCCATAGTGTCTTGTTGTAACTGTTTTTCCATTGAGTGTAAAGGTAATCTTATCACCAACTACTTTTACATCCTCAGCATGTAGTACATTACGCTTTGAGTTACCTGTATCAAATTTTCCAACAAGAGAACCGAATGGGTTGATGGTTATAGATTCATAATATCCACACTCGGTAGGAGTAGGATATCTATTTTTTACATCCATAAAATATTCTAATACTATCTTACTTATATTTAAACCTGAGGCATCTTCAATACCTTCTGTGCCTGGTGAACTATTAACTTCTAAAAATTTTGGATTTTCAGTTTCTCTATTTTTAGAAGGAATAAAATCAACACCTGTAAATACTCCACCTACAGCTTTAGCAGCATGGACACATTGGTCAGTTTCTAATTTTGTTAATTTAAATGGTTTAACTTCTGCACCTTGTGATGCATTAGACCTAAAATCTCCTTTAACTGTATCTCTACGCATAACTGCAATTACTTCACCATCAAGAACAATGGCTCTTATATCATGGTCTGTTTTAATATATTCTTGTACTAGAAGGTCTGATTTTGTATCTACTTTATATAAAGTTTGAACTAAAGAACTTAGTGACCTTTCTGTTTCAACAAATAAAACACCAATACCTTTTGACCCTCTTAGAGTTTTTAATATAATTGGGTATTTTGTATCAAGATTTTTAAATGATTCTTCAGCTTGTTCTGCTGATGGACACAATTCAGTTTTTGGTTGGTCAAGTCCAAAGTCTTTAAGTTTTAGATATGTTCTATATTTGTCTGCACATACATCTATACATAAACGACTATTCACTATTGGAATACCAATTTTTTCTATTTGTGAAACTAAATCAAGATAACTATCTCTACTTGGTGTACCTCTCATAAAACAAACTGTATTATATCTATCTATTACAAATCCTTTTTTATCATCATCTTTGTGAATGGTATACTTACCACCAGCAAATTGAAGATGAGTGCCATTCATTTTAACAGTATAATATGGAAGTCCTAGTTTTTTTGCCTCATTCTGCAACCTATCTGCCGTTATGGATTTTTCACCATGTTCGGTTGAAATAATTAAAACATTATATTTTTCACCACTTTCTTCTGTAATGAACGATTTGAAGTTTTCCATAATTTATTCAGGTTTCCATTTACCCATTGCTTCTTGTTTACCTTGATAATCTGCAAGTGCAGCTTTGATAGCATCTTCTGCTAAAACTGAACAATGAATTTTTACAGGTGGTAATGCAAGTTCTTCTGCAATGTCACTATTTTTTATTTTTGCAACTTCTTTTACACTTTGACCTTGTACCCATTCAGTTAGTAAACTTGATGATGCGATTGCAGAACCACATCCATATGTTTTAAATTTTGCATCTGTTATGATACCATTGTCATCAACTTGAATTTGAAGTTTCATAACATCACCACATGCCGGCGCCCCAACCATACCTGTTCCAACATTTGGGTCTTCCTTATCAAGAGTTCCTACATTTCTAGGATTCTCATAGTGGTCTAAAACTTTATCTGAATATGCCATTAATTTGCCTCTTTCTTTTTACCTATGTTATATTTAGTTTCCAGTACCCACTCATCTTTCTCTTTAAAAGAAATGATTTTAATTTGACTTAGTGGTGCAATAGGTTCTGGTGTAGCTTTCATTTCTACTAACCCCCAATCACTTAGAAGTTTTACTATTGTGTTTCTTCTTGCAATATCATTCTCTGACAAGTTGGTATCTTTACCATCAAGTGCAAATAATTCTTTAAAGTGAACGATATAATATCTTCCTTGTTTGTGTAGTATGTGACAAGACTGATATAACTTTCTTTCTTTTCGTGAAGCAACTCCGATACGAGATAATGTTTCTCTAATCTTTAAGAAGTCGTCTGGTTCTTTTAATAGAACCTCAAACATATGCTCCTGCTTCCAATTTACGTTATTTTCCATGTTTACCACCTTTATTCAAACTATTAATAATAGCTTTTATTTGTTCATCATTTAGTATATTAAGAGCTGACTTAGCTTTTTCATTACCATAACCATAATACTCTTTTACACTCTCTAAGTACTTCTCTTTCTTTGCTTTCAGCCAAGGTGTGTATCTTGACCTAGTTCTAAGAGTATTTAGTAAAAAATCAAACTGCAATTTCTTATCTAGTTGATGACTCATATTCATCTCATTGACTAGGAAGATGGTGTCTTGAAAGGGGGCAAGACATTTGTTTACAATGTATGCTGGATATTTCTTTTCCCATTGCTCATCTTCACTATCCATAAGTTTTTCTTTGGAAGTATTGATTGCTTTAAGATATTCCTTTAGTTCATACATTGTCTATTTCCATTTCACGTCTACCATTATTTCGGTTAGACATGCTAGTAAGTTTATTTCTTGGTCGGCCACAAATGCTGCTTGATACTGATACTTTGCGAGTATAAGAACTGCATGAGGTATTGTACTGCTATCCACATGATTGTACATATTATCATAAATCCTACGAAAAATACGTACAGGGTCATTGTCAAGATTATGCACAATCCACTTTCGCACATTTGTGAATTCCTGAGCTTTGAGTGCAACCATAAGTTCATTTATATTTACCTCTGATATATTTACAAGAATACCAGCATCTATTTGACCTGATGTAGAATATCTTTGTAATTCGTTTAATGTTCTTCTCCAATCTGGGAAATATTTAGTCAACACTTCCATTATAACTCTTGGTTCATATTTTACATTCTCAGATTCAAGAATGTTTTTAACACGAACAAAAAATTCTTTTGCAAGTTTTGGTTTATCATCTTTTGGAATTATGAAATCAATTACACTACATCTTGAATGTAATGGTTCTATTAATCTGTTCTTATAATTACAAGTAAGAATGAATCCACAGTTTTTGTGAAATTCTTCCATAAACCCACGAAGAGCAGGTTGTGTAGATTGGGGATTTAAATAATCTGCCTCATCAAGTATAACATACTTACGACCACCTTCTAGTGATACAGTTGAGGCAAAGTTTTTAATTTTATTTCTAAGTACATCAATACCAGATTCTTCTGAACCATTTACGAGTAATGATGTTGCACCAATTTCATTAAGCATTGCTTTGGCGACAGTAGTCTTACCGACACCAGGCCCACCTGATAAAATTAAGTTTGGTACATGTTTGTCTTTTACAAAGTCTTTAAAAGTTTTCTTTAAGTTCTCTGGTAAAATACAATCGTTGATTGTGCTTGGGCGATGTTTCTCAACCCATAAAAAAGTTTCCATAATATATAATCCAATTTGTTCATTAAGTAGTCATTAAGTATACTAGTGTTAAAGCAAGAAAAAATAATCCTGTCACTAATCCACTAAAAAATATTAACCAAAATTCTTTACTATTCATAAGTTGATTCTGGCTCAAGTGCTACCCAATACTCTACATCTTTATTTGCAGATGATAAATGACTAATATTCTTTGATGATATTTCTACATCATAGTTACCATCCATAACTTTTAGATTTTCAACTGTAAAGAAACAGTTAAAGTTACCTTCTGATGTTGTAGTAACATCTAGAGAAAAAGTATTTGCAGTATCATTCTTTTTATCTTTTACAGTTAAGAATGAACCTGTATCTTTTTTTTCTAAGACTAAATCTGGTGCTCCAATCACACCTGCAGCTCTTTTTAGTTTAGTTAAGTCTTCACCTTTTAATGAAAATGTAACTTCTTTACTTGGCATTTTAATTGTTTTACTTGGTGTAGTTACAACTGATGGGTCTGAATAAAAATACTTCAGAGATGTTGTTGTGTTTTCTTCTTTGATTGTTACAAATGACTCATCAAATTCCAAGACTGGACTTTTGAATAAAGATAGAGAAGCAAGAAATTCATTTAGGTCATAGATTGCTACTTCCTTTTCGAATGATTCTGATACTTCCGCTTTTGCTACAATGTTTTTCATTGCAGACATTGTTGTTAATGTATTACCTTCTTTAATTACAAGGTTTTGGTTTATTGTTGCAAAGTTTTTTAAGACTTCGACTGTGTGTTCACTCAGTTTCATAATATACTCCGTTTGTTTAATTTTTTTTATCAACTAAATTGAAATTAGCTGACATTGTTCTTCTTTCAC